GGCCCTCTGCCTGTCCATTGACGAGGCGATCAGTTTAGCGAACACCTCACGAATTTCGGGTTCTTCAAAGTAGTACTTGGATGCATCTAAAGCAGGGCCGACAACAGACAATGATGGTTCGCATAACTGCTCCGGCGGTATGGCAGCAACTTTGTTCTCTAAAGACGTTTTGAAATCTTCCAGGGCCTTGAGACGGACCATTCGTTTTTTCTCCACATAATTACCGAAACCACCAAACACGAGTTCCCATACATCTTGAAGTGTTCTCCCAGCGGAAGAGGTAAGTGGGACAAGCAACTTATTAACTGGCTCCGAAAAAGTCTTTATTGCTTCAGAAATTGCCATGTTATCGCATCCTTTCCTCAGCATTCTACCACGGGAATGAAGATGGGACAAGGCTATCTGTGACATCCTGGACCTGCCTAAGCAAGATCAGCCTACCACATAACCTGTCCGATAAAACGGACTATTGCAAACTAAGGAGGATAGTATGGAACGGCTATTAACAGTCCGTGAGGCTGCGGAAATCCTGGGAGTCAGCACCCGCACAATCTACCGCGAGGGAGAGCGAGGAAAACTCAAGCGGGTAAGGGTGGGAAGCTGCCTGCGCTATCGGGTAGAGGATATCCAAAAGTATATCGCCGATGCAGAAGTGCCACTTCCGCAGCCAAAGCCACTGGATAATATCGCACGGTTTAAGTACGTGCCCGGAATGAAGGTGGTGTAGTCATGATCCGCACCCTTATAAATGGGCGCGAGTTGAAAAGGGACAGGCCCGGAAAGGAGTCCCACCCAATGATATTACCAAAGACACTTCGTCGCGATCTGGCCCTGCTGGCGCTGATCCCAGCCATCTACCTTTCGGCCTGCTGCGGAGTCCACGCGCTGGACGCGGGCCCATCCATCGCCCACACGCTGGACAAGCACCCAGCCGGGCCCAGGCTGGCGCGGGAGCTGGTGGAGGCGGAGCTTATCAATCCCACTCCATTATCGGACGAGCTGTACATAATCCTGCTGGACGCCTGCGAGGAGAGCGGCGTAGAGGTGCCGCTTGCACTTGGCGTGATCGAGGTGGAGAGTGGGTTTGACGTGGACGCGGTGAGCCCTGCGGGCTGCTATGGACTCATGCAGCTTAACCCGGAGTACTTTCCCAGCGGCCTCACTGCGGGGGAAAACATCCGGACGGGCACGGAGTACCTTGGGAGCTTGTTGGACCGCTACGGAGACACAGGCGCGGCCCTGACGGCGTACAACGCAGGCCACGACACCGGAGATCGGGAGTATGCAGAGAAGGTGATCGGGGCGGCTGAGAGATGGGAGGGCACTGAATTATGACGCAGGAAATCATTGCATCCAATATTAAGCACATACTGCAGCAGAGTGGCCTAAAACAGGCGGCGGTAGCAAAGCGAGCTGGACTGACTGAGCAGCAGCTTAGCTACATGCTGAATGGGCGAAAGCTGATTCGAGCGGAACACATACCAGCCATTTCAGCGGCGCTCGGAGTCAGTTGCCGCGAGGTGTTTGGTGAGAAATAAAAAAACCAGCCGGAGAGGGCAATCTCTGGCTGGTAAGAACCGGCGATTATTTAGGCCGCCGGTTGGAAAGCGCAGAACCCGCGAGCTGCTTCGTGGTTTTGCTGGTTCTGGAACTGGTCAGCGCTTTCGAAGCCTTGGAGGCCACCTTTGAAGATGTCCTCACAGAGTTTTTTGCCATGCCTTTTCACCTCCTTACTTCATGGCGAACGGAGGCGGCAAGAGACAGGCGGACAAGGAAGCGTGTAGAGGGAGCAGGGCCTCTACGGTTATATGCTAACAGAAAATCATTTAAAAATCAATAAATTGATGAGAACATATGTTCAAAATACAACATATAGAAACAACGCGTCCGTGAGTGTCGAGAAGGAGGTATACCATGAACAAGATCGTGAGAGTTGAGTCCGTGGACGGTGGGTGTATGGTGGAGGCCCGGACGCCGGATGGGATGCAGTTGGTGGTCTTTGACTACGGCCCCCGCAAACGGGTGATCCGGTCGGACCGCTGGGAGGGAACGAGATGGCCATAAGGTGGACGCCCGCAGAGCTGGAGGAGAGGGCCCGCGCCGACGCAGAGATCGAGGCAGGACCATTTAGGTTTACCGATGCCGAAATTGCGTTTGGGCGGCTCTTTGACCGGGAGGTCATCCTGGACCGCATGGACTCAAAGCAAAAGCGGATCGCCGAGTCCCAGCGCCGGTACTACGAGGCCCACAAGGAGGAGCGCACCGAGGCCCAGCGCCGGTACCGCGAGGCCCACAAGGAGGAGATCGCTGAGGGCAAACGCGAGCTGCGTGACGCTCGTATTGCTCTGGGGCTGACGCAAAAGCAGGCTGCCGAGCTGCTGGGAGTGGCCCAATCCACGGTGTGCTACTGGGAGACCATCTCCCCGCCCAAAAACTGGCGGGAGATGATCGAAAAATTGACGGAGCCGGCATAAAAAGAGCCGCCGCCAGAGGGGCTAAGCTCTGACAGCGGCAAAACAAAACGTTTCACCCCTATTATGGGGCAGAGAAAGGGATTTGTCAAGTATGGTGAAAATCAATGAGCTTGAACTGGAAAACGTCAAGCGGATAAAGGCTATCAAGGTAGAACCGTCAGAACGAGGGCTCACCATTATTGGCGGTCGGAATAATCAGGGTAAGACTTCGGTGTTGGACTCTATTGCATGGGCACTTGGTGGCAACCGGTTCCGCCCTTCGCAGGCGGCAAGAGATGGGTCCGTCATCCCGCCCCACCTGCGGGTCAAGCTCTCCAACGGCATCGTAGTGGAGCGGGCCGGGAAGAACAGTGATCTGAAGGTGATCGATCCAGATGGGAGGCGTGGGGGGCAGCAGCTTCTGGATGAATTTGTGGAGCAGTTGGCGCTGGACCTGCCGCGGTTTATGCAGTCCAGCAGCAAAGAAAAGGCGAACACACTCCTCCAGATCATAGGAGTGGGCGACCAGCTTTACGCACTGGATCGGCAGGAAGCTGAGCTCTACAGCAGGAGGCACGCCATCGGCCAGATCGCAGATCAGAAGACTAAGTTTGCAAAGGAAATGCCGGATTTTCCCGGAGTCCCGAAGGAACCGGTCTCAGCCAGTGAACTTATCCGGCAGCAGCAGGATATTTTGGCTGAGAATGGCGAGAACCAGCGCAAGCGCACCAAGGCGGCGCAGCTCGAGGCAGAGAAACAGCGGCTTAGGCGGGCATTGGATGAGATGCAGGAGAAGTATGATATCGTCTGCCGGGATTGCGAAATCGCCGGCAGAGACGCCATGGGCCTCCTGGACCAGTCCACAGAGGAGCTGGAGCGCAACATCCAGGATATCGAGTCCATCAACCGGAAAGTGCGGGCCAATCTGGACAAGGAGAAGGCAGAAGCGGATGCGGCCGAATATGGAAATCAGTACGCCGCCCTCACCACAGAGATCGAACGGGTACGGCAATCCCGCATGGATCTGCTCCAGGGCGCGAAGCTCCCCCTACCCGGACTCTCCGTAGAGGATGGGGAACTGACCTACCAGGGGAAGCGATGGGACAACATGAGCGGATCGGATCAGTTGAAGGTATCCACTGCAATCGTCCGTGCAATCAACCCCAAGTGTGGTTTTGTATTGCTGGATAAATTGGAGCAGATGGATCTGGAGACGCTGCGGGAGTTTGGGGCCTGGGCCGAGTCGGAGGGACTGCAATGCATTGCCACCCGGGTGTCCACTGGCGGAGAGTGCAGCATCATTATTGAGGACGGGTATGCGGCAGGCGCAGAGGCGCCCGCAGAACCCACGGCATGGAAGGCGGGAAGTTTTTAATGGAGATCATTACAGGGAAGCAGGCGACTGCGCTCAAGATCGTGGTGTATGGCCCGGAGGGGATCGGGAAATCCACCTTCGCGTCCAAGTTCCCCCGCCCGGTATTCATCGACACGGAGGGGAGCACCAAGCACATGGATGTGGCCCGGACACCCCGGCCGACAAGCTGGGCCA